GCTGGCAAAGTAGAACGTGGCTATATACGTATGGCTTCAATGTTTGCCGAAATCAAAGAAGTATCTACCCAGCCACAACATATCTTAGAAGGGCAAGTATATGAGACTGTAACCGCTTGTAAGCTCGTAGAAATCTCTATTGTTGATATAGGGGGCAACGACAATGCCCTCAAGCTATCCAAAGACGGCAAGCCTTTCCAACTTAAAAAAATAGTAACACATAATACAAATAATATGGATATTAAAGTGATAGCCCTTGCCTTGGGTATGGGCGAAAACACAAAAGAGGAAGCGGTACTAAGTGCCTTACATAACCTCAAAACTGACAAAGAAAAAGCAGAAGCCGAAGTGGTGGCTCTGAAAAAGACTATTAGCGAAACTCGCACTGCCGAAGCTACAACCTTGGTAGATAAAGCCGTACAATTAGGGCTTATCCCACAAGCCCTCAAAGAAAGCCAGCTAAAACAGTTTGAAGCCGATTTTGACGGACAAAAAGCTGTACTATCTAAACTTGTAGTCGACAAAGAAGCTGAGAATACACAGCAAGGAAAGGCTAACACTGTGCGTGAGGTAGTGTTGGGGGCAGGTGCAAAACCAACAGGTACTGCCGATGATAGCTTTGACTACTTGCAAAAATACAACCCTGCAAAGCTCCGCCAACTCAGAGACGAACAACCTGAGGAGTATGCCCGCTTAGCCAAAGAGTACGCCAATGGGACTCGCTACACCAAAAAGTAATTTAATAACCCTTTAAAAATAAATTAAACAAGTATGAAATTATCATTAAAAGCATTGTTTATTAATGCATTATTGGCACTTATTGCCTCAATGTTTATAGCACCAATTGTAGGCGCTTCAGTACCCATAGTAGCAACAACTATTGTGGCAACTTCTACGATAGCTCAATATGTTGCCCCCTCCATTTTCAAAGGAGTAGCTATGGCAGGGCTACAGACAGAAGTATGGATAGCAGGCATAAAAGAAAACCCTATTCCTAATAATTCATTTGTTTTCCAGAGTGTAGACTTGTCGCAATATGTAGAGCATAATAAGCTACACCTTGCTGAAGCAGGTGTGGAACCTGCCGTACACGAAGATTATTTTGCCACGGCTAATAACCCATTGCCCATTACCGATATTACTGATATAGGTAATGAGGTAGTGTTACACACCTATTCTACCGAACAAACACGTCACAGAGAGTTGCAAGATATTGAGCTTGCTTACGACAAACGCTCCAGTGTAATACAACGCCACCGCATATCCTTAGCGAAGAATATCGGCAAACGTGCCGCTTACGCTTGGGCTCCTAAGCAAGATGGCGCTGGTAATAAGGTGTGTAACCTCTCCGCCAGCGACTCAGTGATTGATGCTATCATAGACCTTAAACAGTTTATGGAGGAAAATGATATTTTTGAGGGAATCAATATCTGTTTCACCCCCGAACATTTTGCTCGTATTCGTAAAGAGGATAAACGCTTATATAAGGATATCCTAAGTGAACAACAAATGTACGGCATTAAGGTTTTCCAATATAGCCAAAATCCGCTATACACTTCTGCGGGTGTGAAAAAGCCTTTTGGAGCAACCAAGGATAACACTGATAAGCGTGCCTCCTTTATGTGGGTAACTGATGAGGTGTTCCGTTGCTTTGGCGATGTAGAGATGTATGCTACTTTGCGTGACTCTGGGCTACAAGCTGATACCATCTCTTTTGCACAACGTGCCTTAGTAGGGGTCATCCGAGCTAAAAACCCTAAATTCTTAGGAGCAATCTTATAGGAAACATAGTAGGGTGAGCGGACGAGTTCAATGGTATCCATACCTCACCCTACTCCTATATTAACTTTAAAATAGAATACAATGACAACAGCAGAAAAAGCAAAACAATATTTTGAGGTGAACAAAGCGACAAAAGAGCTCTTTGCTACCTCAGATGGGTTTCTATTCTTACTAAAGAAAGATGCACAAAACCACGCACAAACCTTAGAGGATAGCGCTATAGAGGAATTCAAACAAGAAACTTCAGACCAGTCTGACGTACCCGACAAGTCCGATAGCTCAGAAAACTCAGAGGAAGATATTCCTAATTTAAACCCTAAAAAAAACTAAAAAATAATGGCATTACCTAAAGTATTATTCAACATTGCCAAAGACGGCTTAGGCAGAACTACGGCTATACAAAAAACTACTGGGCTTATCACAACGGGAGTTACGGTGAGCAATAAAGTAGAATTGGGCAAGTCGTACCAAATCTTCTCGCTTAAAGAAGCTGTAGCTTTGGGAATTTCAGAAACTGAAAACGCCTTTGCCTACAAGCATATCAAAGCGTTTTATGACCAGGCTCCAACGGGTACCCCTCTGTGGGTAATGCTCGTATCGGATGCTACTACTATGACGGCAATGCTTGACAAAGATGGTGTCTTTGCTCCAACTCTCATAGCTGATGCCAAAGGGGCTATCCGCGTGCTTGGAGTAGTGAAAAAAGCAACTGGTAGCGAGACTATCACCGCAGGCTTAGACGCCGATGTGCAGACAGCCGTAGTGAAAGGGCAAGCCCTTGCCGAGCACTTTGAAAAGAAGTATATGCCTTTTAGGATAGTCGTGTCGGGCAATCGTTGGAATGGCAAAGTAGCCGACCTTACTAATTTCTCCGAAAACGAACTTAATAAAGTGGCTTGTTTTATCGCGAATGATGATAAGGAAAAAGATGCTTCTATAGGGCTTTTCTTAGGCAAAATAACCAAAATACCCGTACAGCGAAAAATTCACCGCGTAAAAGACGGAAGTGTATTACCCTTGGTAGCATACTTCACTGACGGAACGACTATAGACAGTAAAGCTGACCAATGGGACGCGCTTGACGACAAAGGATATATCTTCTTTCGCACCTTTGTAGGGCGTTCGGGATACTACTTTTCGGGCGATAATACCCTTACCAAGCCTACTGACGACTTTAAGAGCTTATGCAACGGCTTAGTAATGGACAAAGCAATGCTCCTAAGTTATGGGGTATTGGTAGAGGAACTCAGCGATGAGGTGTTACTATCTAAGGATGGCAGTATTCACCCCGCTATTATCAAGGGTTGGCAAACCAAACTTGAAAGTACCTTGCAAAGCCAAATGGTATCACAGGGCGAGCTTTCGGCTGTAAAGATTGATATAGATCCAAAGCAACGTGTACTACAAACGGGCAAAGTGGTGATAGGCATCAAACTATTACCTGTGGGCTATGCTGACTTTATAGAAGTAAATATTGGCTTTACTACAACAACAAATTAATATTATGGCAACATTTGACAGCAAACAATATGCGTGGTGCGAACTCTCTATTGTCTTTGGTGGACGTATCATTATAGGCGTTACAGAGTTGGAATACACCGAGAAACGCGAGAAAGACTTTCTTTATGGACGTGGGTGCAAGCCTCACGGAATAGTAGCAGGCAACCGCAGTTATGAGGGTAAAATAAGCCTTTGGCAAAGTGAGGCAGAAGCAATGACCCGCGATGCCCCAAATAACGATATACTTAGCCTTAGCTTTGACCTTGTGGCTTCCTACGTGCCTTTGGACGGCGGACAGATAGTTACCGATATTCTCAAGCACGTGGAATTTACCGAAGTGAAAAAAGGAATGAAGCAGGGCGATAAGAATATGATTATGGAGCTTCCTATTATCTTTACAGATGTAATACGCCAAGCCTAACAAATTAAACAATAACAAAATGCCTGTGCAACTTGCACTTTAAAAACCTTTTAAAAGCAGTTTAAAATGATAACTAAAGAACAAATCCAAGAATGGAAAAAGCAATACAAAGACATCTTTGTAATTAGTGTAGAAGACAAAAAAGCGTATTTGCGCACGCCCGACCGCAAAACCCTTAGCTGTGCCTCAACTTTGGCGACCAAAGACCCACTAAGGTTTAATGAGGTAATACTTGAGAACTGTTGGTTGGGTGGTGATGAAGAGATAAAGACAGATGATGCGCTCTTCTTAGCTGTAAGTAGCAAACTACCCGACCTTATACAAATCAAAGAGGCTACTTTGGAAAAGCTCTAAGTGATGCGGAGATTGAAGAGGAAAGGGATTGGCTTCGTATCACTAACGCTTCCTTGCGTTACTATATGCACATTGCCAATCCCGATGCTCTCACCGATACCCAGTGGGCTATGCGAGTAAAAGAATTAGAATGGCTTAGACAAAAAGAAAAGGAACAATAATTACCAATGGCAGACTTGTTACAATATACCTTATCCTTACGAGATATGATAAGTGAACGCTTGCAACGCATCAATATGACTACTGATGCGATGCTTGACCGCTTTGGCAGTTTGGAACGCCTGCAAAGGCAGGTGTCGCAAGAGTTTAGCCAAATGGGCTCTTCGGTGAGTACCTTGCAAAGTCGTATCAATCTGTTGCGTGCTGAGCGTGATTTGTTGCCTGCTAATGGACTTACAACCATTCGCACCTATAATCGTGAAATCAATCGCTTAGAAAGGCAGGTTACTCACTTGCAAAATAACACGGGTGGTCGCCTGCACTCGTGGTTCTCTGAGGCTATGGCAGGGCTCCCTGGTTTGGCTACCAACCCTCTTATACTTGCGGGAGCAGGATTGGGAATAGCTATCCGTACAGGTATGGAGACCGACCTACAAAAGACGAATATCACCACCCTGCTAAAAGGCGACGTAGACCAAGCTAAAACCATTTTAAAAGACCTATCCCAGTACCAACTGCAAAGCCCCTACGACAAAGGCGATTTGTTCGATGCTCAAAAAACAATGATGTCCTTCGGGCTCTCTTCTGAATTTGCTTTTGGCAAGCTCAAAAACATAGGCGACATCGCAATGGGCGATGCGCAAAGAATGAAGTCACTCACCTTAGCATTTTCACAAGCTACATCAGCAGGGCGTTTGCAAGGACAAGACTTGTTGCAGATGATTAATGCGGGCTTCAACCCCCTACAAATCATCAGTGAACGCACGGGGGAAAGCATTACAGCACTTAGGGAGAGAATGCAGAAAGGAGGCGTATCGGCAAAAGAACTCGCCCAAGCCCTTGAGTGGGCAACCGATAAGCAAGGGCTCTTTTACAAAGGAGCCGAGAAAGCCGGCAATACCCTCAAAGGAAAGTTGGGTACATTAATGGCTTCACTTCATAGTATAGCCCTAAAAGTGTATGAGATGATAGCCCCTATCATCACCCCATTGGTAGAGCTTTCAACGGTGCTTTTCAATAGTATTTCGGGAAGTATTGGGTGGCTCATTCAGAAGTTTGAGGAGGGCAATACGGCGGTACTCCTCATTGCAGGAGGTATAGGTATATTCACTACCGCTATGATACTCCACAACACCTATACAGCTATTGCTACCGCTTGGCAAAATAGGCTCACCTGGGCAGTAATTAAGACAAACCTCGCCTTTTTAGCCAATCCCATTACGTGGGTAATAGCAGGTATTATAGCCCTTATTGCTATCATCGCTTATTGCATTGTAGGCGTAAGTGGTTGGGGCAAAGCGTGGGAACATACTGTACAAGGTATGAAATACAGTTGGGAAGCCTTTATACTCACTTATAAAGCCCATTGGAATACAGCAGTTAATGCTTTTATGGCGGGTATAGATGCCTGTAAGCTCGCTTGGTATAAATTCAAAGAAGCGGTTGGCTTAGGCGACAGTTCTGAGAACCAAGCGATGATTAGCAAGATACAGAATGACTTGCAGGAGCGTGCCAAATCGGTAACAGAAGGATATAAGAAAGCAGGAGAGGCAGGAGCTAAAGCCAAAGAAGCCTTTGGCAAAGCGTGGGACTCTTTAGAGTTCAAGAGCTTTAAGGAGGTAAAAGACGGGCTAATGGGCAAGCTGGGTATGAAAACCGAAAGCAGTCCCGCACCTGGGATAAGTCCTATCACGGGAGACGCTACAGCTACCACGGGAGAAGGCGTTAAAACCAAAGACAACATTGTATCAGGAGGCACTAGACAAACACATATTAACATACAGATAGGCAATGTAGGCACCGATACTAAGGTATATGTATCGTCTGTACGTGAAGGAGTAGAGAACTTTGGAGCAATGGTGAAAGAGGAACTCCTCAGAGCGATTAATAGTATAAACCAGTTGCAGACAAGCTAATGAAAGATATACTCATAGACGACAACAATGACCTGCGCCTATTGGCGGGTGATTTTGAGGTGGGGTACTCTGATAACCAACAGCAAAAGGCTATACTCACTACCGAAAAAGGAGAATGGAAAGAACACCCCGAGGTAGGGGTAGGCATCGCCCAAATGCTCGCAGATGACCTCTATACTGAAGTACTCATCGAAATAAAAAAACAATTGGAGTATGATGGTATGCAGATTAATGATGTAGCCCTAAAAGAGGGTGGCAAGTTACTAATTGATGGACAATATAATTAAACTATGGCACTAAACAAACAAGCTCTCAAACAAGGCATCATCCGACTACAACAAGATATGCTTACCAAAACCGATGCAAGTATGGAGGAATATGCCGAACGCTTGGCCTCTCTTATTGAAGCGTTCGTCAAGAGTGGCGAGGTAACAGTAGCCCCTGGCATCAGTGTAACCACAGCAGGAACAGCCACCGCTCAAACGGGCACTACTATAGATGAAGGAAAAGGAACTATAACTTAAAAACACATATCACAATGGAATGGATAACAGAAGTACTTAAAGAGCATTTAGGTTCATTTATAGGTATGGTATTATCGGGCTTAGCGGGTTGGTTTTTCGGAAGGCCTAAACAACAAATGGAACTACAAACCTCCGAACTTGACAATGTAGATAAAGCCGTGAAAATCTATCGTGAAATGATAGAAGACTTGGGGGCTAAGTACGCCAATGCTATCGATGAGCTAAAGAAAGCTAACCAACGCATTAAGGACTTAGAAGACTCAGTGGAAGAGCTTCTCACCGAACTTAAGAAGTATAAGCAACTCAATGGTAAAACAAAATGACAATCACAGCTCTACATAATCAGTCGCTCCTCGACCTCGCCTTGCAACACACGGGTACCATTGAAAGCGTCTTTGAATTGGCTAAAGATAATGCCCTCAACATCACCGATGATGTAGTAGCGGGCAATACCTTAGTACTACCCGCAGAAGCGTTCACTAACAAAGATATATTAGCCTATTACACCGCTAAAAACCTACAGCCCGCCACAGCCTTTACCAAAGAAGACGAACAAGTAGCTAAACGCCTTGAGGGTATTAGTATATGGGCAATAAACCTTGATTTTATAGTAAGTAAAGAATAAGAATCTTATGAACAACCTACAATTATACAACGCCGATAACTTAGAGGTAATGGCAACCCTTCCTGATGAGAGTATTGATGTGGTGTGCATAGACCCTCCGTACTTGTACCTTAAAAACCAAAAGCTGGAACGCCCTTTTGACGAACCCAAATTCTTTGCCGAATGCAAACGCCTCCTTACAAAGAAAGGCTTTATTGTGATGTTTGGGCGTGGCACATCATTCTATCGTTGGAATACCATATTAGACGGCTTAGGCTTTGTATTTAAAGAAGAGGTGATTTGGGATAAGAGAAGAATTACCAGTCCTGCCTTACCTTTGGGAAGGCGACACGAAAGCATTTCAGTATATACAAAGAGAGAAGGGCAGATAAATGATGTATTAGTACCTTATGAGGAGCATAAGTTCTTTGATATTGATAAAATAGTAAATGATATTAGTAGGGTTGAAAGTACTTTAAAGAAGCCTCATTTATTAGCGCACATTAAAGATTGTTTAAACGTAGACAATAAAGTAGAAGATATATTTTACAAGGCTAAAAAAGATAAGTATAAGGTAGCCTATAAAGGCAATGTTTTAAATAAAGATGTAGGGATAGCCACTTTGAATACCTTTTTGATAGGTAATAAAGAAACATCTGTTATATCAGACTTTGGCGTAAAATATAAGAAAATTCACCCCACTCAAAAACCCGTTCGCCTCTTAGAACGCCTTTTGGCGTTGGTTATCCCCAAAGACAAACCTCTCAATGAAATAGTAGTAGCCGACTTCTTTGCAGGGAGTATGAGCTGTATGGAAGCAGTGTACAATATGGGAATGAAAGGGATCGCTACCGAAATAGACGAAGAGTATTTTGAAAAAGGCAAACAACGCATTGAGAGCTTACAACCACTGATTATTAGTCATTAGAACCATGGCACGAACGATACAAGAAATACAAGAACTCATCTACCAAGCCAAGACACAAGAGCCTGCTCTAAACGAGCTCAATAGTACTTCCAAAGTAGCGATTTGGCGACTATGGGTCTATATCATAGCGGTGGCTATATGGAGTTTGGAGAAACTGTTTGACCTACACAGGGCAGATATTGATAGGAGAATTGCCGAGCTCAAACCAGGTACGGCTAAGTGGTATCATAGCAGAGCTTTAGCCTTTCAATATGGATTTGACTTATTGCCCGATAGTGATAAATTCAACAATACTAATCGTACAGAAGAAGAGATTGAAGCAAGTAAAGTTATCAAGTATTGTGCTGTTACAGACTCCCCTACAGAGAGCCGTATTGTGATTAAGATAGCTACTGAAAATGGAGGAGAACTTACCCCCGTGACAACTCACCAACAAGAGGCATTTAGTCGCTATATCAATGAGATAAAGTATGCAGGAGTCTATGTTACGATATTGAATAATCAGCCCGATTGGCTCAAGCTCTCTATCCGTATTGTCCGTAATCCACTTATTTTGGACGAGAATGGAATGAATGTCAATTCAGGGAAGCAAACGGTAAAAGAGGCTATTAAGGACTATCTCAAGAAGTTACCTTTTAATGGCGAACTCTCCTTGCAAGCCCTCACCGATGCCATTCAACAAGTGGAAGGGGTCAAAGACGTGAGCATAGACAACGCGCAGACCAAATGGATAGAAGGGAGTATTTGGGGTAATTTCCAAGAGATAAATATAAGTCGCATACCCGAAAGTGGTTATTTTGCAGTGAATTTTGATACAAATAATGACACCAAAAGCACCATTACCTACCTATGAGAATCTTTGAATTGAACTTACGGAGGCTCGTGATTTTGCTCCTGCCTACTTTTCTAAGAAAGTCCCGACTTGTCGCCTGGATGCAGATACTTATTGCTCCATTGGAACAGCTCCAATATGACTTCGGACTGAAGAGAAATAGCGACCTGGTAACCCTCACGCATAACGGACAAAAGTGCTATCTAAGGAAGATACTCAATGATACTTTTGACCAGGCACTAAGGCGTATTCGTATAGAAGATATGACCCACTTTAACGCCTTATATATCTATACCGAGGCGGAAAATCAGCCTGTATATCTGGAGGAAAAGCACCTATATACTTCGGGGGAAATGCAAGTGAGCGGGGTGAATTTCTCCGTACATATACCGAATGAATTACGGGCAAGAGAAGTAGAAATCAAAGCCCTTATTGAAATGTACAAAATAGCGTCTAAACGATATATAATCATTTATGAATAGAATCAATTTTGAAAATACAGGAGGGTTTCCCTTAGGCACCTATACCCTCGACTTTATGCAGAAAAGCTACCAATTGCTCAACACATTAGGTAATATAGCGGGGAATCTAAGTATCCTTTCGGGATGCGAAGAGGTAGGTCGTAGCATCACCGATGGAGTGGTGTATATTGATGGAGAGGTACTTCCTTTCAAAGGGGCTCCCATATCCGAAAAGGTCATCATTGTAGAGACCTCACAAAAGAGAATATTCAAAGACGGCGTAGAAAAAGCCGTAGAATATACCCGCTATGCTACTTTTGGCAATAGCATCAATGGTCACCTATGGGCTGACTTTAAGAGACCGCTGAATAATCAACAAATAGAAGCCCAATCCTTTACAGAGGAAAATTCTTTACTCAAGCGATTGGAAAAACTCGAAGAGCGGGTAAGAAAGACAGTACCTATAGGATTAGTAGCGATATGGGATAAGCCAGCCGACCAAATTCCTGAGGGGTGGGAAGAACATACCGAAATGCAGGGAGTTGTACCTGTAGGATATAAGAGAGATGATAGCGATTTCGGGGCAATAGGGACAAAAGTAGGGAGTAAAACGGTACGCATTGAGAAAAACAACTTACCTGATATAGAGATTGACCTGAAAAATAAAAATGGAAGTGGATTTGAAGTAATAGGTTTTAATCTAGAAAACTATAGTGGACAAAATGAAGGAGGATGGTCTAACAGTGGATCCTTACCCTATTGGGGGAAAGAATCAGGAAATAACATTAAAGCACACCTCAACGGGAAAGAACAGCCTATTAACAATATTCAGCCCTCCAGAATTGTAAAATTTATCCGATTTGTAGGATTTTAGATAAGTAATTATGACAGCAATACAAACATTAAAGCAATGGTTTTCCAACTTCAAGAAACCAACACAGGAACAATTCTGGGCGTGGATAGACAGCTTTTGGCATAAGAGTGAGAAAATCCCAATGGAATCGATTGAAGGATTGGAAAGTGCTATACAAAACACAGCCACAGCAGGACAACTACAGAGCCATCTTACGGATAGCCATGCACATAAGGAATTGCTTGACAACAAGGTAGACAAAGTACCTGGGAAGAAACTCACCACCGAGGATTTCACTACCGACCACAAGCAAAAACTTGAAGGTCTTGATGATTATGATATAACCTTAGACGATAGTACAACAGAGTTGGTATTAAAAAAAGGGGGAAAAGTAGTTAATCGCATTTCTCTAATGTTTCTTAATGATGAAGGAACAAAACTCTTTTACAACTCTGAGACTAAGAGTTTAGAGCTAAAAAATGACCAGCAAAAAGTTCTAACAAGTATTCCTGTAAGCCACTTTGTAAGTAATATTCCTACCAATATTGTCGTGCAAAATGGGAAGATTAAATTAATGGCTGGGGATAAGGTAATAGATGAGAATACAATTTCTTATAACGATTTACAAAACCTACCAGATTTAAATTTTGCTCCTGAAGACCACTCTCATAGTTGGGACGACATTGAAAATAAACCCAATAACCTTGCAACAACACAAAATATAGAAGATGCTATCAGTAATATACAAATTGGAGGAAGGAACTTAGTGTTAAAATCACGTTTTGTTATAAATGGTCTCGGAAACTGGTCTAACTACAATGATAGTACATTTGGTAATGTTGTTCGGATAGACCGACCTGGAGGAGTCGGTAATTTTCAACACTCATTTACTTTAGCTTCATATAACTATAACAATAAAGATTTAATCTTTATGGTTATTGCTAAAAAATTATCTGATGGTAGTTTCAAGCTTGGTAAGTGGCAAAATAGTTTCACTGCCATAAACATTGAAAGAGGAATACCGGTAAATGGCACTCAAAAAAAAGAATTAGGTAATGGTTGGTGTGTGTATTGGTCAAAAGTGAATATGCCTAATATAGGAGATGGAGTGTTTGGTTTAAATTCAGTTTCTGGTAGCTGGTTATTTTATGCTTGTGGAGTATTTGAAAGCACGAACCTTGTAAATTGGTCTCCTGCTCCTGAAGATATTGAAGAGCAAATAAAATCTTTAACAACCTCACAAGTATCAAAAGAAATAAACAGCAATTCCGTAGTAGATAAGAGTTGGTACGGGCAAAATTTCAATGTTTTAGCATCTTGTCAAATAAACCTTAACCCAATGGAAAATAATCACAATATCAGTTTTAGAAAGTGTTTTGCGGGTCCTGTTATTACTTTCCAAGCTGACAAACAAATTATTTTCACTTCTGATAATCAATTCAACGGAGGCGATGGAAGTACTGCAGTGGTAAGTACAGCTAATAATAAAATTTACATTGATATAAGAAACATTTAAAAAATATGAAAACCATAATTCAAAATTTTAAAGGCTCAGATAAATTGCTACATAGTAAATATGGGAATATAATTTTCATATTATTCTTTTTGGTTTCTTTATTCTTTGTAAGTTTTTACAAATCTTTATTAATAGCTTTTATTGGGCTATTT